CCCGATTCAAAACTGATTGCTACGACTTTGTCATCGATGGTTGCCACTAGATCCTAGTCACCTCCCTCCATGCTTCGGCTACGATTTGATCAAAAACCGGTCGAATTGCAGGCATAATATAGTCTCGTCCTTGCACGTATCCGCCAGTTCCAGTACCGTGACCGTACTGGAGAATGACGGCAATAGGTACTCCATCCTCGATGTGACTGTTATGCCAACGAATGGAGTAATATCCCGTACGTTGAACGATCGAGTAACTCCAGGATTCTGCGGTGAGTCCCGTTTCTGTTGGAGTAGCATTGGAAAGAGCATTTTGCCCTATGGTTCCGTACTTATTCAATACGGCAAGTCTTTGAGCATCCTTTAATCGAGCCAAATATCTTTCGGTATTGTTAAACGATCCCTTCTGTGTAATAGTGATCATAAAATCTCTATTCGACCGTGAGACGAATGATTACGACTCCAGGATCACCGACTCCATCAAACGATTGACCAAATATAGTAGGCAATCCGTTCAAAGGAGATGCTTTGGCTCCACTGGCTCCACCAGGCTTGGTATAGACAGCTCCGGTGGAAGGATCGTTACTGGGAGGTTGTCCTGGACCATAAACCGACGTGTTTCCAGGATTGTATGCGCCGCGACCACCCGCTGTGGCAGGACAGCACATAACTCCTCCGTACTTACCAACTCCGCCAGCTCCGCCTCCTCCACCTTTTCCGACATTGTTGATAAATGTCCCGTCGGCACCCGCAGAACCAGGAGTGCCCGGACCAGTTGCCGTAGGAGTACCTGCAATTCCACCCGCAGCTCCGCCACCGACACCGGTACGGTTACCTGCTCCACCATCACCGCCATTAGCCTGTGAGGAGACGGTCAGAGAGTTTGATTGAGCTCTCTTTCCACCTACACCACCAGAAGCTCGGCATGTATTGGTATTGAATGACGAAGTACCGCCATCTCCACCATTGGTGGTAAGTGCCGGATTACTGACGTGATCGTTTCCGGGGGCTCCGCCTTGACCAACAATGACGTTGCACGCATCCGGCAAAGCCGACAGCAAGCCTCGAACTCTGTGAAATCCTCCTCCACCACCGGCTCCACCAAAGTTTCGAACTAGAGTACCCGAATTAACCGTATCGATTCCGCCCCCTCTTCCTCCACCACCGCCGATACAGATGATTTCAAAATGTGTATACCCTAGATCGATATACTTCAAAGTGTCGAAGGTTTGATTCGTATCAATTCTGATGACGAGTGGTTCAGGTTGAATTAGGCTCCCTGCGAGTTCGAATCTCATGTTAATCGTCCAGTTTTACAATATACGGAACAAAGACGGTTGGCTGTAAATTCTCATGTGCACCGCCGCCACCCGTATTATTAAGTGTTAGTGCTCCACCACCGACAACTCCACCTGTTTCCTTGTTGCCGTATCCGTAACCACCTCGACCGTCATCCACCGATCCGGCATTGCCCGAACCTGCTGCGGCAGTACCCAGAACGTGCGTGTGGTTTGCAATACCGCCGGAATGTGTATGAGCAGGCATTTCAGCAACGGTAATGGTGTGAATTTCTTCACCAGTTCTGCCTGCGATTACAATAGAAACCGAGCGAGTAAGTCGATTTGCTCGGGCTCCACCAGGCATCGCATCCAACCCTGCCGGAACTAGACCTCGAAGATCCGGTACTCTAAAGAGCGATGCTGGAGGATCGCTGGCCCCGGCAAAAGTGCGCCACTGTGTAGCAATGTTTGCCGCAGCTTTTGGATATAGAGCAACATCGTAGGTTCCACCATCCGCCCATACCCACTTACCAAAGCCGACAGGATCGGGAAGTACAGTTCCAGGCCACATCTTGATTTCGCCTGGGATCTGACCACCCGCAGGACCTACTGGACCTTGAGGACCGGGAGGAATAGGACCTGCATCGACAGTCGTTCCGTCAAATTTGGAAAGAATTAGATGACCGTTGACGATTTCACCTGAAATAACAGACTGACCTTCGATCTCCAACATTCTCTCGGCGGTAAGACCGGTAATTGTAGCCATTTCACCTCCTTAGTCCTGCTCGCCGATGTTTGTTGACGAAACGTTGTATGTATCTGGATCCAAGAACGTGGCGTCTGCACCTACGATTTCGAAATTTGTAGGATCGAGCATGTTGATATACGTATCTGACTCGTCGATGGCCAACCAAGTACCATCTCCAATATCGATAATGAGAAGCGCGCCAAGATACCCAAAATATTCTCCCACTTCAGTGATTGGTGGAAGACTGGGAGACGTTTTCTCGGTTCCGTAAAGCTGACTTTCGAGCAATTGCATAATTTGAGGAGGTGTGGTTCTTGAATCGATAGAAATATGAACTGTTGGTCGACGCCTATCGATCTTGGGCGGAGTTCCAGTCAAAGTCCAGCCAAATTGAATCGGCTGGATACCGGAATCGGTCAATGTCGAGTATGCAAGTACATCTGGAGTAGCAAGAAGATTGTATAGAATGTGAATCTTGTATCCATACTCTTCACCTTCTAGGGCATTGCCAACTCGTGTTCTGTACGACAAGTTGAAGCTTTTTGGAGGTTGCTCGTGATAGGACAATCCAGGAGCAACGTCGGCGATCCCGTTAACCTCATTGAATTCATCAGGGTATGTATATGCTTTGAGTTTTCCTATGAAATCGCTAGGAGTCAAATTTTCGAGATACTTCACTCCCTCGAGAAAGAACGACTTCAACTCAGAATTTGGGGACTCTTCGACACCGATGAGTCCATTCCAAACTGCTACTTTTCCATCCTGAAGATAGAGAACTCCTCGATCGACACCAGTCTGATAAATTCGATCTTCAACTTGATCCCACTCGAGAACGGCCATGTCACCCCCTTTCTAACCTTTAGTACCCAGCTGTGCCCTACGCTGAGCGTTCAGTTCTCGGTTTCTGGCGGCTATTTCAGAACGACTCATCTTCTTCGGCTTCGCTTGCTTGATGTTGCAGACTCGAATCAACGTAAACAATCGATTAAGATGCCAAGTTTCACACTCAAACGGAATCCGAAATGTTACCATCCAATAGTAAATGAGCTCGGATGTAATGACATCTCTACTGGCGGGAGCTCCAGGAGCTTCACTAAACCATGTGGCCGTCATCTTGGCATCAATATAACCGTTGATAGCTAGAATGTTACCTTCGGAAAGTTTGAGATAAACTTCATCTGGGACATCAGGAGTCAATGTCATGATCTTTATGTAATCGAGAACCTCTTCTGAAGTTTTCTCGCCTTTTCCTAGAAAAGGTTTCTCGTATTTCGACTCCCATTTTGACAGTGAGACCAAAGAATGCTCGAGATCCAAAGTCATGTCATCTCTAGTGACAAACTCTTGTGTCTGTTCGTCGAACATTTCGACACCAGGAACAACAATAGTGAGCATTCTCTAGCCTCCTATCATTCACTATCTTAAGCTGCTCGACCCGAAGCCCAAGCAGTACCATTCCAGTACATCTCACCCGCTGCACCAGCAGTGGAACCCTGGACGTACTGACCCGTCGTCCAAGCTGAAGACGGCGTTGCCGTAACACCGGAGCTAGTTGCACCAGCAGCATTCGACGGAGGGGTCGATCCACCAGGAGTCCACGTTCCGGGAATACCAGCCGTAGCACCTGCAGCCGCAACAGGACCGCCTCCACCAAACATTGCAATCACTTCGTCGGGAGTAGGAAGCTCGGGATCACCAGACGCGCCGTACAGGATGTCCTCGAGCGCTGCAAGCTCGCCTGCGTCGACCACAGTTGAATCGATCACGATAAGAGAAGTCGGCTTATGGTCGGTGACCGGAACCGGAGTAGAGGTGATCTCCCAACTGAAAGCGATCGCTTCAGGCGAATCGTTAATCGTCGCATAAGCCTTCTCTGACGGAGCAGCCTGAAGGCCATAGAGAAGATGGAGCTTGTATCCGAACTCGGTCCCTTCGATGTCGTTACCGACTCGAGTACGATAGCTCAGGCCGAAGATCTTCCGACCCTGCTGTCCGACCGCAACACCCGGCGACGGAAGCTCAGTACCATCACACTGTCCGAACTCTTCCGGATAGGTGAACGCTTCGATGGTCGCACCGAACTCCTCGGCGGAGATGATGTTCAGATACTTGATGTTATCCGCGTACTGCGGAGACGCTTCAGCACCGGACGGCGACTCGGTAACGGTCGTAAGACCATTCCAAGCAAAACCGGCGTTGTAGATACCGGCCTGATCAGGAAGATACAGGACGCCGTGGTCTACACCGGTTTCATACAATCGCTCGCCGACCTGGTCCCATGTCAAGGGAGCCATTGTTATCCTTTCGCTTAGAAGTACACGTTATAAACGTCGTGATTTAGATTATCGACCGTATAAAATCGGTTAAACAAGCTCATCGGCATCGACGCCACCTTGGCTGGAATGTCACTGTCAGGATTTTGATCGATAATGGTAATTGCATACCTCAACGTATGATTATATACGATGTCATCGGCAAATTCGCTGTTGGCAAAGTCGCGTTTATAGATAATGCATGGGTATTTTAACTGAACATTCGTCGGTGGTTGAAAATAGACGTTAGGGGCAAATGTTTCAAGAAGCTGCTGCAACTCCAGCCGTTGGCCCATTGTACACCTCCCCTAATCGAAGAAGAAGACGAGGACTTTGCACTTCGACAGACGAAACTGTCCACAAAGCCCCCGCCCACTCCACATAACGAATGTTAAAGAAGTGTTCGTTCGCATATGCGTCGGCCACAATTCTGATTGAATTTTGAACACTGAGATCAAAGTTTAGGTTTTCACCCTCACGAAGATTTCTCGCGTTTCGAATGACATCTCCGTAATACGAGCGCTCAACGATTACATCTTCCCATACGCCAGGCGCAGTTTCTACAGTTTCACCATAACCAATACGCCCAAAGAACCTCGCCATGAGGTACCTACCTTATACAGTAGCCCGGGTGAAGACGACCGCAGAACGGATCTTCGTCAGAGCACCGGAGACACGAGTCTCGTACAGGTACTTGTAGAGGTTGTAATCGATGTCGAAGTCGTCGAAGAAGTTGACCTCTCCACCCTTGTCGGCACCAATCGTGTAGTCCTTCATGTTCACCACGATGCCGAGCAGATTGGGCTCCGTCTCCATCACCTCGACGATGACGATCTCCTTGACGCCGAGCTCAGTAGCAAGCTCGTCCACGCCACGATACATCCTCCGCTCCATACCATCTCGAGCGAGAAGCATCTCCGTCAGGAAAGGCCGCGTCGTATAGAGAGACGGCGCACCCGATCCCTTGTACGCGCCCATGTTTGAAACAAAGGCGTCAACGATGTCGTTCGGAGTAGCGCCAAGAGGAAGCTCGACCTTGGCTGAATAGAGATCGTGGTCATTCAGAATCGAACGAACACCCGAGCCCTCGGTAGCGCCCGCGGGGTCCTTGATCTTGTCGGGGTCGGACACAGTACGACCGTCACCGATCAGAACAGCACGAGCGAGCTCCTCGTCGAGCATGAGGCGCATCTCGGCCTTGAGCCAGGTCACGACATCGAAGTCAGTGATGTCAACGACATCGTCGCGATCGAGCTCCTGCTTCTTGTAGATCGTTGCGGGCGTCGTGACACGCTTGGTGAGTCCGAAGAACTCCTCCTTCTTCAGATTCCCCTTCACATAACCCAGAGCACGCGCCGTGTCGACCGTGATGTCAGCCACGAGCGACTTGATGCGAGAAAACGGCGAATGCCGCGTTCCATTGATGACACCAGAGACCCACTCGACACGCCGTTGGTCGAACTCCGGACCGTCTGTCACTGAGCGAGCATCCGGGAACATCAGGTCAATATTGGTGATACCGTGCGCGAGGGCATACGCCTCGACTGCGTCCTTCAATGATCCAGACTTCTGAGCGTCGGCGACGATCTCACGCATTGCATCGTGCGAGAGAGTCGGGGTCTCTTCCTCCTTCTTGCCTCCGCTCTGCTGCTCGAAGACATTACGTGTCATCCGTCGTCCTTCCTCTTCATCATCAACACTATGATGGACAAGTTCCGGCTCGCCTTCAGGATCAGGATCGGGATCAGGATCAGGATCAGGATCCGGAGGTGAATCAGAATGAGTTACCTTTTCGGTCGAAGCTCCAAGAGCGGCACCGATCATGAAATGGACAACATCCTTCTGCTCTTCCGTCATCGAGTCATAGACTTCCTGAACGGTCGGAGCTTCTTCGTCCTTTTTGGTGTCGTCTGTTGTATCGTCGGCCGAATCCGCGTGATGCAATTCCAAACCAGTATAGATGACCGCTTCATCCTCGAGCGTAACCATCTCGCCGTCGGAATGAGCCAGCGTGATATTGTCGATAAGCGCGCCAGGATTTGCTCCCGACAGAACGAGGCTCAGCTCACGAATAAAGCCATGAAGAACCTGCTTCGACTTCTCTGTAAGCTGATTTGCATAAATGGATAGAGATTTGATATCGCCGTGCTGAACTAGGGTTCGAGCGTTCTTGGCCGAATCGCTCTCATTGAAGAAGCCGTAGGCATAAACACCATCTTCGCGATTCTCGAGAATTGCATGGCCTAGAACATTGCTGGGTTCGTTGTGCCCGTGCTGCCAAACCAGCGGGACAGTCTGCTTATCCTGATGCTTGAAGGCGTCAGGCATAATAGTCCGTCCATCCGAGCACTTAAGCCCAGCCTTTGTGGCGTAGCCACTAAAGTCAGGCTTAGTTTCTGCTCCCATTTTGAACGTCCTTCCTTAAAGCGACTTCGTTTACTATCTGAGCGACAGGATCTGTATCTGATACAACACCAGTTGGCGTTGGACTACCCTGCGGCATGTTACTATTGAGCAACTGATCTGCCTTTGGATCTGGATGCGGAGACATACCAACAACCTGCCGCATCTCATTCTAAGTCATAATCTCATTACGAGTGAACTTATCCGCAATTTCAGCAATGTTCTCGATCGGAACCAATCGGAACGGATCTCTGAAGAACTGAACAGTCTGCTTCTGCGTTCGAGCAGTCTTTGTCAAGAAAGACCGACGCATAGACTCGACCATTGCAGTTAGAACCGGTTCGATAGTTCGATTCCAATAGTTCAACATCGCCTTTTCATCAGCGGTACCGTTCATAACTTCTTCGGTTAGTCCCAGCTGACCATAGAGCATAGCGGTCAAGTATTCGATTTGACTCATAAGATTGTTCTCGGCCGGACGGTTCAGCTAAGTGATCTTTTCGGTCCCATCTGTGTAAGCGATACCATACTGGCTACCCTTGAGCTGGAACTCGATGTCCTTCCGGCGCTGTTCTGCCTGTTCTCGACGTGCTTCAGATTTGATCACATAAGGAAGCTGAATGATGAGATCGAGTTTTCCTGAAGCAGACTGCTCGTCGATAACATCCAGAAGATTCAACTTACGAAGAAGACGCTGCAAAGTCGAATTGGGTTCGTTCATTACGGCATACAAAGGGTTTTCGATAATTGCGACCGTAGACTTATGCAACGTGATTTCTTCTCTTGCACCCGTGGTCTCGTTGTACAGATTTACGCGCACATGATGCGGAAACCATGAAACGACATCACCAACACGAAGTGTCAGAATGTCGAAGCCTCCAGTTTGCTGCGGATTAATCGATGTATCAACGGGCACGAGAACTGCAACTCCTCTATCGAAGAGTGTCATTGCGACATCTTGTCGAAAAGCGCGAGCCGCTTGGTCGAGATTGGCTTCGACGGTTAGACAATTATTCAGACCGCTAACGATGTCGTCGATATAGCGATTTTCATCATCCAACCGAACATGACGCATATCAACAGAGGCAACATCAATGCTGAGGCGCGTATAGATAGAGGAAATCATCGATCGTTCATTCGGAACTCGAAGTCTTAGTCGATCTGGCCTTCCTCCGTATCCATAGCTTCCGCCAGAGGGTTGCGCTTTCAATCTATCGTCCTGATTGGTAAAGACGTTCCAAGCGTGTCTCAACGCTGTACCAAATCGCGCCACAGTCACCTCCTTCTGGCGTGTTGTCTAATTTTATCCCCATCCGCTAAAGTAAGCAATAACAACAAAAACCGCAATAATGACTAAGCAAATTTCTGAAACTGTAGTCGGTCCAACTTTCATTATTCAAACGCCTCCTTATTCAATTTATATGCAATCCAGGCGTCCAAAAGTGCGGCAACATTGTCGATCTTCTCGTCCTGACGCTTCTTCAAGAGCTTCCGATTTCCGTTGGTATCTTCAATAGTGATTGCGTTACCCATGGCAAACGACATGAGAGTTTGATCGAAGATCAGAAGTCTTTCTTCCGCCATGATCTTGATTTCTCCCAATGGAACCGACTCGGTCTTAGATCCTTGGATGACTTTTTCGATGCCGAATGGTCCATTTTCTGCTTCCCAACGAGTAACAAATTCTTTTGCGTTATACGGATCGTAGCCCAGCGAACGAACGTCGAACTGAGACTCTAAGATAAACCTATCCAGATCTTCGTATACCTCCATCATGTCCAGAATGCTTCCTGGCATGACGTGAAGACTTCCTTCGTTGATGAACTCTTCATACTTCTGTCGCATGGCGGCGGGAAGCTTCATCAACGTGAGTTCTGTGATATAACTTCGAGTCTTAACTCCGTACTTTTCGCGTCCTAACGGAAATATAAAGGTGAACGCACAAAAGTCGTCGCCTTGTGAAAGATCGGCACCGAGAGAACACGGCATCTGCCAGAATTCTCTACGACGATGCGGAAGGGTCTCTTCATAAGTGAAGAAATACGTGTAGCCCTCCATTGGAATACCAAACCGCTTCGCGAGAATATCATTTCGAGACGCTGGCGCCTTCTCGGCCCGTTCCACGTCAAGCTGATACGTTTCATATGACACCGTCAGCCCTAAATTCGGATTTGCCTTTACCCACATTGCGGGATTAGCAACTTCCTCAATTTCGTCGAGTTTATAGTGCCAAATGGAAACGTGCGGAGCATAGTATTCTCCTTTGAGAATATCCGCAAGCTCCATTTTTATGGTGTCACCAGAACCGGCTCTAACTGTTCCTTCCGAACTAATAGCTACAATCAAATAGTCCTCGAGTTTGGATGCTCCTTGCTCAACGGCTCCTACAACATCTTCTCTAAGATCACCCGATAGCCATTCGTCAATCGTGGAGATCTTTGGCCGCAGACCTTGCAACTTATTAATGGCCATTGGACGAACTTCGAGCAGTGAGCCGGTAAGAAAGTTCTCGATTCCCTTTTTGGTTGCAGCTAACTTCACTCGATTTGCTCTTGATCCGGTTGTATTCTGAAGAGATCCTTCGGTGAGGAACTTAAACAGCGGTCCTCTTGCCCGCACGATGGCTGTCCGTGCAGGAGACATAACTTCGTCAGCTTGTTTCATTGTCGGAGCTGTGGTAACCTGGTGAGTCGTGGTCGTGTCGACATTCAAGAAGTAATTTTGAATGACCGAGGCGTACATGGACTTGGCGGCCCCACGAGCAACTATTAGGTATTGCTTGAGCGTCAGTCGTTTCTTTATCAAACGTTTCTCATAATGTCCACCGTGATTCTCCTTGGTGGGAACGTAGACGCTTCGTTCGACGAAGTAATACCAACCGAAGATTTGTTCAGCCCAGAGCTTGAACGAATCAAGAAGATAGAGATCCGATCCATCCGTTAATGTCAATTCTCCTTCACAGTAACGAATGAATCCTTCAACTGCTTGATCATCGTAGTAAATGTTGGGGTTAGCAATGAGCGAATCGATTCGATTCATCTCTTGAGAGATTTCTCGATTTACAGGAATCTCTCCTCGGAGAACTGCCTCGCGAAACTGACCATAATAGATCGGTATCGCGGTATTCGACAGGCCCATATGCTAACCCCCTTTCCTAGGCTGCAGCAAGAGCGGCTCGTTTAAGACCTTTCTTTACAGCTTTAGATGCAGCAGCGTTTGCTACTTCATTTGCCTGCTGCCTTCCGGTTTGTCTAAGAAGTGTTAGGACGAACTTCTTTCCTGCTGACGAATCTTCATACATCAAGCGCTTGGTGTTCTGCTCCAAGTTCAGTCGCTTGTTGTATGCTTCTAGATCTGCGTTCGAAAGAGCTTTGAGTCCACTCTTCCTTCCCACCTGTGCGGTCGCGCGCGCGCGTACAGCTTCGGGATGAGCGGGATGTCCTTCGCCGCCAGAAGTCTTGACCTTTCTTCTCGTATCTCGAACGACGACTTCCTGCGGACCAACTGTAGCTTTTCTACGAACACCCCAACGCATTCCCTTGACGCCGTGATGAGCAAGAATATCGTCGACTAGATTCGTCGACTGCTTCAGAGAATCAGGTGGTTCTTCTCCCAACTGACTATAGTATCCTCTGAGAGCACGAGCTGCTTTCGCTTTCTGCTCAGGAGGAGCCTGAAGCGGTGAGCGAGCTCCGGCCAAAGCAGCCGCTGCAGCATGAACCCCGTTTCGATTCAATGCTCCGTTAGGAGTCTTGACCGGAAGCTTACATTCGCTTTTTGAGGTGGGAGGACCGCTATGAAGATGAATCAAGCACGCAGAATGCCATTGTTCAATTGAATAATCAGCTTCTGTATAGGCGCTCCACGGCTTTTCTGAAATATGAGAAAGAATTCTTTCAACAACTTCTGGGGTAGACATTTTACCCCCTATTGAGAGTTCTCACTCGGCGCAGGTGTCTCTCCTTCACCTTCTGCTTCTGAGGTCGTCTCTTCTTCTGCTTCCTCTTTGCCACCCAGTCGATCATAACGAGCCCTTCTTGCCTCGGCTCGGTCCTGTGTGTTGACGATCTCATGTCCTAGAATCCTAGAACGTTCCTTTCGTGCTGCCTCTCGTTCCTGGTATCGACGTTCGTGCTTGGCCTCATAGTCTTCGCGTTCGGCCATCTCGTCAGCGGATTCATCCGATTTGGCCGCTTCGAGATTCTCTACTCCCATTGTCTACCTACCTTCTCGATAACTCTCGATCGTAGGATTACACCAACAATCAGAACTGAGAACATGCTTATGGCGAAATCTCATCCACCACAAATATAGTCGTCTGCGCCTGCGCAAGATCTACCTCCGACTTAACCTCTAAGACCGCGAAGATCTTCTGTGATAGTTCCGTTATCTACCATCCTTCTCCGCGCTCGCATGTTGGAAAAGTAAGCGGCATCTTCAATAGCGTCTGGATCGATTGGATCAGGGTCTGGATCTGTCCATCCTGTCTCTTCACGATGGACATTCAGCCGCCACTCGAGCTCCTGAATCTGCTTCTCCATTGCCGTAATAAGATATGATGTCTGGGGCGGATCAAACAGCTGTCTAACCTTGAGAAAAACGTATGACTTCACCGAATTGTACTGATGATCCGGAGGGTTGATGAAATCGTCCCAAACTTCAGTCTCATCTTCGATCATGAAACCCTCAGGCGGCCCAACTCCGAGTTGGGTGAGAGTAGAGAAAGCGGTGTTAATATGAGTAATAACGTCCAGGTCAAAGACAGTATAATCTTGAGGAAGCCCCAAAATCTTCTTTGTGCTAATAAGGATACTCTGTTCCATCTAACTCACCCACTTTTAATTAGTTGCTTTGTTCCTAGTCGAC